TTTTTCATATAATGTTACTCTCCTTTCTGAAATTTCCGTTTCCGGTTCTGCGGCATCGTATATTTTTCCGCGTTTCGGCTCGATTTTCTTTTGTTTATGCACGTCAGCTCGTTGAGGAGGGCGTCCGTCAAAATCCTGCCTTTGTGTAAAACGGAGAAAATGTTGCAAAAACGGGCCAAATAGGCGATATCGTATCCCCATACAGAAATTTCAATCAGGAAAACAGCTCAGAAAAAGAAAGACCAAATATAAATCGCAAGAGCTAGAACAAGAGGAAAAACGACACCGAGCAGGAAAAGCACTCCTATTATTTTAGCTATTATTTTCATTTTTTATACTCCTTATGCTTACGATAGTGCATACTTCTATTTATCATTTTAGCTTGTCGGAGTGCATACGTCAAGTCCTATTTCACTGCTCTAAACTCGCTGGCCGCGCTCACGCTTGGCTGCGCTTGGTGTCACTTAGCCCCATTACATCAAGAAGTGTAATGGGGCTAAGATGACGCCAAGCCTTTACCTTGGCTTCCAAGTCTTCTTCTGAGCGCCAGTAACGGCGTCAATTCCTTTAGGCAGAGCTGTATACTTATTCTTCGCGTAATCCTTTGCATACTTCACAGTATCACGCACTTCACGCTTCACACCTTTCGTCAAATCATTAACGGCAGAAGTAGCAACATCCTTTGCAGCAGAAACAGCAGATTGACCGTTATCACTTCCGATATACTTCAAAAACTCACGCAAAAAACCATAAGGGCCATTAGGATTGGCTATATTCTGATCCGTCGCGTACTTATTCGAGGCATACGACATATTAGCGCCATACTTCGAAGCAGCAGCGGAAATTTCAGCTACAATCTGCTCCATAGCGGTATACTTATCGGCTACGGCCTCTTGAGTCCTGGCATTAACGTTAGCGGTCTGGAGCTGTGTCTGAGCCGAAAGGACAGAGCCAAGAATCTGAACCAAAGCAGCATTAGCAGAGGTATCAACCTCGCCTTTAGCTCCAGCGGAAGTAACACCGGAAGCAGTAGCACCGGAGGTAACGGCAGCGCCGTTACCTCCCATAGCACTAAGCACCGGATTAAGGCCGGCAGCCTTAAGATCGCGTATTTCACGCTGATGTGCAGTATTGCTCATGTATTCCTGCCAAGAACGGCTTTTAGAGGCTTCCTGAGCGTTGAAACGCATAGCCAAGGCATTTTGACGCTCCTGCCAGTCGCGTTGCTCAGCGGCCAACTGTGCGCTTCTGGCGGTATTCTCTGAAGCAATCCTCGTAATACGAGAAAGAGCAGAATCCAAATTTCCGACAGCCGGCACACTCTGAACCTGAGAAGCATCCTTACCAGTAGTCATTAGATCACCTCTCAATGATGGTCAATCAGACCAGGAATAGAGTACATAGGCATCGGGCGCGTAGTACGGTTCTTAATATAGATATCGGCAAAAAGCTGATTGCTGACAGCAGACGTGACAGCAAGAACACGATCCACATTCGTCTTATCCTCACGAATCCAAGAATCCGAGAGCATAGGCAGAGCGGAATAGTCATCAGCCAGATGCCAAACATCGAGGGACTGCGCATACTGAGAACGCATCTCACCAGTTACACGAGAAGGCTTATAACGATAATCAGCCCATGCTTCCTGATAGCCAAAGACCTGATCATCAATGACAGCACCAGCGGAATCGACCTTAGACGGACCTTGCGCAAAAATCTCCTTGTTTTTCACAGCCTGTTCGCCGATATTGGCGAAAACAGGCCAGTAATAATCAAAGCGATCCTTACGAGACCAGAAACGTTCAAGGCCCTGCTGGTAGGTGTGATCGTAACGAGCGACCATAACGCCAATGACAAAGCCATGCTCCGTGAAAGACTTAGTGAAGTCAGAATGCGTATCCGTAGTAACAGACATACCAGTGACAGTACCTTGTGCAGTCTCGCCGGAGGCCGTAGCAGACTGCTGCACAACCTGATTAATATTAATCGGAACACGGTTACCACCAAGGTATTCAGGGCGCTGTAGCCGAGCGTCAGGAGAAGTCACGCCAAAATGAGATTTGAGAATTTCGATATAGCGAGAACCGCCGCGGGCGTCTTTCTCATAGAGCTTCTGAATCTGAAACGCCATACGAAGCTGATTGATCGAAGCACCGAGACCACCGGAAGAAACAGCATAAAGGTTAACAGGGTCAAAACCGGGCTTGTCAGCACCACCACTAAAACCAGTAATGCCAGCATAATTGGAACCAGAAACAACGGGCTTGAAAGCAAGGGAATCGTAGATATTAACCGGTCGATCTCCAGAAGCAAAAGAAATATTAGAAACACCGGTCAAAACAAATCCACCGGGGTCATGAGGCTGTTCACGAGTAACAACCGGATACTCGCCAGACGTGGCCGAAGGAATCAGAACATCCGGACCTTTCTGCGGAGAAGGAAGACAGCTGGTGAAATAATCGTGATACTTGGCAGCCTTATAGGGAAGACCGCCTTTTGCAACATCAGTAACGAACGTGCCAGTATTCACACCGGCTACAGTAGCATCATCGACGGGAACGACGAGCGGGTCAGATAGGTTTTCATCACGAAACCACTCATTCATTACCAAGGCATAAGCTCGGAAGGGAAGAGCACTAACGGAAAGATTAGGAACGCCGGTAGGCACACCGAGATAATCGGCAATAGTTCCAACAGACCAACCACTATCAGCAGGAGCAGTAATCTGAGGAATTTCATACTCTGTCTGAGGAATCCACGCAGATTCCGTATTCTCACCGTTGAACTGCTTCCAATGAGACCAAGTAAGCCGGTTCGGAACGAAGAAGAAATACGTGTCGAGGTAGATGTTATCCATGACCGGAGTAAGCAACGTCTGCAAGCGCACAACCTTGGATGTGTCCACGTTGAACGTATCTCCCGGTAATACCTCATCAAGGAAAAAAGGTACAATGTCACCAACGTTAAACGAAGTCTTAAGAGAATGCGAGCGATCAAACGTCGAACGCCGGATATCAATGTTCGTGGGATTAAGCGCGAAATGAGATTCAACATTGCGGTTCATTCCGTAACCTCCTTTTTAGGCTCAACAGCCAGTTTTTCCTCTTGCTGGGACTGGCTGGACTCTCGCTCGGGCTTGATTCCGAGCTTGTCGAGGAAATCAGGCTTGTCCATGCCAGCCATGAACTCCGCAAAGTTATGGTTAAACTTTGCACGGATATCCACAGGAAGAGAATTGAAAAAGCTCTGACCTTCATTGACCCTGTTCAGAAGCTCAGCGTAAGAAGTAGGCATATTGGTGAAATCACCATAAGCGCCTTGGACACGCGAAAGCGCGTCAATGTCGCCGTTCTGATATCGAGCAAGAATAACGTGGATATCAACGGATTCGGCGTGGGATTGAATGAAATCGTAAAGATCTTCTTTGCCAGATTCAACAAGATCCATAATTCCATTCTCATCAAACTTAGGCTGATAGAGAATCCTTTCGCGCTGACCTACATTTGAAATGAAGCGAGTTCGCGGACGATACTGAGTAACGAATTCAAACTTTTCATCATACATGATTACACATCCTTTCTCTGGATGGACGTACCATCCAAAATGACTTCGGGCAACTGCGTCGAAATCGTGCCCGTCTCGTTGTCAAACTCGCCGATCTTACAGAGAGAATAATCCTCAATATGGGAAAACAGAAGGCTTTCTTTCTGCATACAGGCATGAGCGAAATTCCGCATAGCGGAAGAATCGTTCTGATCTACCGTAGGCGGGAGAAAGCCCGTGCGAGCATCGCGAATAGAATAGACACCGTATTTCACAGCCGAATACCTCCTCTAAAAACAGTCGGATTAATGTTGATCTTCTTGGACTTCGCGGCAGTACGACGAAAGACCTTCTTGTCCTTGCGGGGATTCATCTTTTTTCTCATCGAAAAGACTCCTTTCATAACAAATCTTAACATAGGGACACAGACAACAACACTTGAAAAAACAATTCACAGTTTCCACAGCATTATACACAACTCCTTTTCAATGAATTTATTCGGGCCAACTGATTCCGTTCTTCAACAGCAAGCTGGTCTAAATAACTAAGTGTGGTCTTCTGTAATTTTGCTTTCTGAGCTTCAGCTGCCATCTTCTGACGAACAGCCTTAAGCTTGGCAGATTCTTCCGGACAATCGATATCAAACAATTTGTCATAATACTTCGGAGGTCGAAACTTCCTTCCACCTTTCTCAGTCGAAATGTTGATGAACTCGTGTTCATATAGATCAGGATGATCTTCATAGTACTGGCGAGCAATGCCAGGCTTGCGAGACATAAGCGAAAACTCAGGAACAATATTGAAATTCTCATAGAACTCAGCTTCAGGGCCGGTGAGCTTCTTCATGACATAACGAGCAGTATAAGCGCAAGTCTCCCAGGTCACAGGAGCTACAACAGCAAAGCCATTCGGCCAGACATCTTGCAGAGACGCAGAATTGAAGTATTGAAAACCTTGAGCAGATCGCTTATAAGGTACAAGATCATGGAGCTCCAATCCAAAAATGATTGCATGATAGTGCGGACGGAACGTCTGTGAACCATATTCACCAGCAGCGAAAAAACGAATACCTTCACCAAACTTCTTTCGGAGTCGCTTCATGAAAAGCTGAAAATCACGCTTCACAAGGGACATGCTCGGCAGAGCCTCGCCGGTCTCCGGATCGGAATAGTAGTGGATCGGTACATGAGAATCATCATAAGTGAGCGTTACAAAATAACTTGACTTGTGATATTCAAGCTCAAGCATACAACGGTTAGCCCATTCACGCGATCTCTGAAGACGACAACCGGAACACTTACCGCAGGGAATTTCAATAAACTCCGTAACATCACCAGGACGACCATATGCAGGATGTGTGCAACACGAAAAGCCTTCACCAGATCGTTCAAGATGGTCTACCTCATAGCTCGTCACCTTAAGCAACCGTTTGCCATCTTTTTCGCCTAAAACAAAGGCTTTCAAAGGATGATAGCAAGGCAAGAAATCACCTTCTTTGTATGGGGATATCGTACCCCCATACATTTTCAGAAATTTCAAAAATTTTCGCAGCAATGGCAGGCGTTTCGTGGATCGGCGCGAAAAAATGGGTAGACGGAAGGGTAGACGGCGACCCTCTCGGAAAACCCGCAAGCCCTTGCGCCCCAGGCGTTTCGGCGGGTAGACATCGGGTAGACATGGACGGTTTTGAACAAAACGGATCGTCAAAGTGTACAAAAAAAGCGCCCTTCGGCGCTTTTTTCAAAAGGACTCATTTTCAGGTTTTCACGATCCGCTTTTTTCCGCACTTCGGACAGGTCAATTCGACCATTCCGACGCTGCGCGGCACACGGCAATAGGCGCCGCAGGAGCACTTCACATACTTGTGTTCCTT